CCGGGTGGAAGTTTAAGAGATGCTTTCTTTCCATTACCTTATAAAGAACCTTCACCAACATTATTACAATTATTAGGTATTGTTGTTCAAGCTGGACAAAGATTTGCTTCTATTGCTGATATGCAAATAGGAGATGGTAATCAAGGTGCAGCTGTAGGAACAACTATTGCTTTACTTGAACGTGGTTCAAGGGTCATGTCTGCAATACACAAAAGATTGTATGCAGCAATGAAAAAAGAATTTGGCTTACTTGCAACTATTATTTCACAATACTTACCACCAGAATATCCTTATGATGTTGTCGGTGGTGCAAGGACCGTGAAGCAAATGGACTTTGATGACAGAATAGATGTTGTACCAGTTGCTGATCCTAATATATTTTCAATGTCTCAAAGAATAACATTAGCACAAACTGAAATGCAATTAGCTACAACTAATCCACAAATGCACAACATGTATAATGTTTATCGAACTATGTATGAAGCAATTGGAGTAAAAAATATTGATGCAATATTACCACCTCCACCACCTAATACACCTAAAGATCCATCTATTGAAAATATAGATGCATTAGCAGGTAAACCTTTTAATGCGTTTCCAGGTCAAGACCATAGAGCACATATAACAGCTCACTTAAACTTTATGGCAACTAACATGGTTAGAAATGCACCGATGGTTATGGGAGCTTTACAGAAAAATATTTTAGAACATATAAGTCTAATGGCACAAGAACAAGTACAATTAGAATTTAGAGAACAAATGCAAGAGATGAAACAGCTACAACAGATTGCACCACAAAATCCACAAGCTGCAGCGGATCTGCAAATGTTATCACAAAAGATTGAAGCTAGAAAAGCTGTGTTGATTGCAGAAATGACTGAAGAGTTTATGAAGGAAGAGAAGAAAATTACTTCTCAATTCGATCATGATCCATTGCTTAAATTGAAAGAGAGAGAAGTTGATTTAAGAGCTAGAGAAACTGAGAGAAAAATAATGGAAGATGAGAATAGATTAACTCTTGATACAGCTAAACTTGTACAAGATAGAGATTTGACTGAACAGAAGATGGAGCAAGACGAAGAATTAGCTGAAATGAGAGACGAGACAGCTATGGATAAAGCTTTATTATCTGCGGAGACTAAGCTCTACACAGATCAAATGAAACGTAAAGATGTAAAGACCTTGAAAGGTCCTAGAAGATAGTATAAAAAACCAATAGGAGAAAATATGAAAAACTACCAAAAGTCTACAAAGGTTGCAGTTCCTAAACAGAATGTTGTCTATGACAAAAGAAGTAAAGCTGATGTCACTAGAGCAAGAAACGTTATCCCAACTGGTGATAAAGTAACTGTTAAAGGTACAGGCAAAGCTAGAAAACAATCAGCAACTTGGTTCTAATATGTGGTTATCAGCAATTAAATTAGCTGTATCTGCTGGAAGCAAAATTTATGCTAACAAGCAGAAAGCAAAAATGGCTATGTCTGATGCACAGCTATTGCACGCCGAGCGACAAGCGCGAGGAGAGGAAGAATACCAGGGCAAACTTTTAGAAGCTAGACAAAACGACTACAAGGACGAATTCGTTCTTGTAATATTAAGCGCGCCCATAATTGTGCTTGCATATGGGGTCTTCAGTAATGATCCGGTCGCTTTGGACAAGATAAAGATTTTTTTCGAGCATTTCGCGGCACTGCCGACATGGTTCACTTCACTTTGGATTCTTGTCGTTGGATCAATTTTTGGGATAAAAGGAACTCAGATATTCCGGAATGGAAAAAAATAGACTTGTCTAATAAGATAAGTTATAATAAACTTAACTAGGAGAAAAATATGAGACAAAACGGTGTTAGATCAAATGTCAGATTTCCATACGGAAAAGGCGGATCTTCTAAAATGAAAAAACAAGGATACAAAGATAGAGAAGATGAGTCTATCAGTGCTAGAAGAGGAAAAGAATCTGGCAAGAAACAATCCTTCAAAGCTAGAAGAGACGAGTCTTACGGAAAATTTGGCAAACGTCCAAATCAAAAAATTAATAAGTAAGGAGTATTATGCCTGTAAAAAAAATAGAAGAAAAATCTGATATGAGAGGTTCTAAGCATAAGCATAAAAATACTAGAAGAATGAATCGTCTAGAAGAACTTGGAAGAGTAGACGCTGAAAAAGCTTATTCTAAAAAAGGTAAAAGAAATTTAAAAGACGAGAAGAAAAGAATTGTTAGAGAACTAAGAGCAGGTGGTGGAATGGCACAACGTGGTCTTGGTAGAGCTTTTATGAAAGGCGGAAAAGTTTAGTGGGAGTAGTAGGAGCAGCATTAAGAGGATTTGGAAAAGCTTTAGGTAAAAAAGGAAGTGGTAAAGCAATTAAATCTGTTCCAATAGCAAAAAGATTAACTGAGAGAAGAAAAAATACAGAAGATCTTTTTAAGATTAGACATAAACATGGTTTAGATCCAGTAAAAGCAGACATACAAGAGGCTGTTAAAAAAACTTCGAAAATTAATACTGACTACGATAAACGTATGGCAGCTAGTGATAAAAAATTTAAAAGTCAGAAAAGAAAAGTTATAGGTGGTGCCGGTGCCGCAGTTGTTGGAGTAACGGGTGCACATGGAGTTGCTAAAAAGAAATTTCCAAAATACAAAAAAGTTATGGAATCTAGTGTTACGATTAAAGACGGTAAACTAGGATTAAGACCTGGAAAGAAAAAATAATGAACAACTATTTAAAAGATAAAAGAGCCCCTGGAGTTAAACTTCAGTTAGGTGCTAATTCTTATGGTTATCCAAGTGGTGGTATACCTTTAAAATCAGGTGGTTGGATTCAAGATGCTGTAAAAGGTATGAGAAAAGATAAACCTTGTACTGGTAAAAAATTTGGAAGTAAGACTTGTCCTAAAGGATCAAGAAGATATAATCTTGCAAAGACATTTAGAAAGATGGCTAAAAAAAGAGCTTCATAATGTTTAAAAAATTGTGGAATTTCCTATTGGGAAAAAAAGAGAAACCAATCGTTTTAAAAGAAACGGTTGCACCCATAGTGGGTCACTGTGGAGTTCATAAATACTTTGTTAAAGGATGTCAAAGTTGTTTACGAGCTATCGGTGTTAAAATTTAAATGAATTTAGAGACAGTAATAACAAAATTAATAAAGTTTATAAGAAACAGAACTGAACAGTTATCCATAACAGTTACGTCTGGTGGTATTGACAGTATGGAAAAATATCAGTATATTATAGGACAAATTAATGCACTGGAATCAGTGCGCCAGGAACTTTCAAGCCTGCTTAACTCGAAGGAGAAAAATGAAGGAACAGTCATCGATATCAACACCAAAAATACACATACCGAATAAAGAATTAGTTGGTGTTAAAAAATCAGAACCAGTAAAACCAGTAGAAAAAGATTTAGCCAACGAAGAGGCAACAAAATTACCCCAACCAACAGGTTGGAGAATGTTAGTTTTACCTTTCAAAATGAAAGAGAAAACTAAAGGGGGAATAGTAATGACCGAAGGTACATTAGAGAAACAACAAGTTGCTTCTCAATGTGGTTTAGTTTTAGCTATGGGTCCAGATTGTTATAGGGATAGAGAGAGATATCCTGATGGTCCATGGTGCAAGGTCAAAGACTGGGTAATGTTCGCGCGATATGCGGGATCAAGAATACAAATTGAGGGTGGAGAAGTTCGTCTTCTTAATGATGACGAAGTTTTAGCAACAATCAAGAATCCAGAGGATATCTTGCATCAATACTAATACATAGGAGGAAACTATGCCGGACAAAAATCCGATTACAAAAGAAGATCCAAAGGTGGATGTTGATACTTCAGGTCCTGAAGTAGATGTATCTTTACCAGAGGAAAAAGCCGAAGAAGTTGTAAATACAACTGAAACGCCGAAACAAGAAACAGTAGAAACGAAACAAGAAGAAGTAGTAGAAGTAAAACAAGAACCAGAAAAAAAACAAGATGAAACTCTAGAGGACTATAGTAAAGGTGTTCAATCTCGTATTGCAAAATTAACTCGTAAAATGAGAGAAGCAGAAAGAAGGGAACAAGCTGCTTTAGATTATGCCAAAGGTGTAGAAGAATCTAGAAAAGCATTACAGCAAAGGTTTGATAGAACTGATGCTCAATATGTTAAAAAATTTGAGACAAGTATTAATGCTGGTTTAGAAGCTGCACAAAAAGAATTAGCTGCAGCAATTGAATCAGGTAATGCTGAAGCTCAAGTTGAAGCTAACAAAAGAATTGCAACACTCGCATTTGAGAATGCAAAACTGACGGAAGCAAAAGAAGGTAGAGAAGTAAAACAGGCCGAGAAACCTGTACAGCTCTCTGATGGCGGTAGATTACCCCAAGAGACTCCTCAACAATTACCAACACCGGATCCTAAAGCTGAAGATTGGGCTGCTAGAAATCCTTGGTTTGGTCAAAACAGAGCTATGACATTTACAGCGTTTGAAATACATAAGGACCTTGTAAATGAAGGCTTTGACCCACAATCAGATGAATATTATTCTGAAGTTGACAAAAGAATTAGAGTTGACTTTGGCAGTAAATTTGATAATAGTGGACAAAAGCAATCGACCACGCCCGTTCAGACGGTCGCTTCAGCTAATAGAAGCGTAAAACCTGGTCGCAAAACTGTGAGACTCACTTCCTCACAGGTGCATATCGCTAAAAAATTAGGAGTGCCACTTGAAGAGTACGCAAAACAACTTAAAAACACGAAGGAGGCGTAATGGAAAAAGAT